GGAGCGGTTGCTAGAGTTGTAGATGTTGTATCTGGAACTCAAATTAATTTTGTGTATGAAAATACAAGAGCATTTGAAGTTGACGAATCGTTTACTCTTAAGAGTTCTGGTATTGTTGCAACAATTGGATCATTAGTTGCAGGTGATGCCAATATCTTCTCTAACTACGATTTAGATAAAGGACATAGACCTGAGTTTGTTGACTATGGAAGAATTATAAGAAAAGCAGGAGCAGAAGAACCCAATAGCAAATTAAGAATTATTTTTGATCATTTTGTAACTAATGAGAGCACGGGAACTGTTGAAAGTGTAAACAGTTATAACTCCCTAGATTACGGTTATGAGGTTCCAACTGTATCTGGTGTAAGATCTTCTGATTTTATTGATATTAGACCAAGAGTTGCAGAATATACAACATCAAACACCTCACCTTTTGATTATACTGGAAGATCTTTCGCTGGAACATCTTCAGAAACAGTAGTATCAGATAAGACTATCACTTTAGATTATTCTTACTATCTTGGAAGAGTTGATAGACTTTATCTTTCTAAAGATGGTACATTTAATCTGAAGCAAGGAACCCCATCAGAACTTCCAAAACCACCTATTGAAAATAATGAGGGAATGTTAGTTGCGGTCATAGCAATGACACCATATGTTTTCAATGCTACTTTTGATAGCAATGTAAAACTTATCCCTCATAGAAGATACACCATGAAAGATATTGGTGGATTGGAAAAGAGAATTTCTAATTTAGAAGAATATACAACACTTTCATTACTTGAAACTGATACTAAGAACCTTTCTATTAAAGATCCAAATACAGGTTTAGATAAATTTAAATCTGGATTCTTTGTTGATAATTTTAGAAGTCATAAAAATCACAATCTCAGTGGAGACTCTTTCTTTGACATGGATAGAGTTAGAGGAGAGTGTAGGCCAAGATCCACCGAAAGAAACGTTTCTCTCGGATTTGAAACTGTATCAACACAAGCAGATCCAATAAATGCTGACTATGCCTGGGTTGATGACTTTAGCGATACAAATGTAACTAGAGGAGGAACGGGACTTACTTTAAATTATGAAGAAGTTGAATTCGTGGATCAACCTCTTGCAACAAGAGTAGAAAACTTAAATCCATTCCACATTGTATTGTATACTGGCACAGTTAGTGTTACACCAGAATCCGACTTCTGGATTGAAGAAAATATTCTACCAACTACATCTACAACTAATATTGATTCATCTTTTAATGCTATTGCAGACTTATTAGGTATTGAAGATAGAGAAAATGGTGGAATGGCTGCCACCATGTGGAATTCTAGTGAAATTAATTGGACTGGTCAAGAAACATTAATTAGTTCAGAATTGGTTAATGAAGAATCCAGAGTAACAGGTAATTGGGTCAGAACCAGAGGAAGAAGAACGGATTGGTGGCAAGAGAGAACCATCACTAGAGACTTTGATCAAGTATTTGAGGAGCAAGGATTAGAAACAATCACTGGTCTTGAATTGACATCTAATCAACAACTACAAAGTATTGGTAATACTGTAGTTAGTACTGAAGCAATCTTTACAGTAAGATCAAGAAATCTGGAGTTAGTTGCAACTAACTTAAAACCAAATACAAGATACTACGCTTTCATGGAAAACGTAGATATGAACGAATTTACGTTCCCCAAGAGATTACCAATTACAATGATTTCTGGTTCATTTACTCCTGGAGAAATTGTACAAACATCTCAGATTCCAAATGGGATGGTAGCTAGGTCACTTCCACAAACTCAAGGAAGGCCACAGATTACTGCAAGAGTTGCAAATTCTAATCATAGAAGTGGACCATTTAATAATCCAATTGAAACTTATGATGATCTTCCAGCAACGTATTCAAATACTAGCACTTTCCTAAACATTGACACTGCAGACTTAGCATTGTTAACAATGCCTGATCGTAGAGGATTTGTTAGAGCAGGGGACGAACTTTCTTCTGGAAATGCAATAGCAAGAGTTGAAAATATTGAACTGGTTACAGATGATAAGGGAACATTATCATGCTGCTTACATATTCCAGATCCATTGGATCGATCTAATCCACAATTTACAACTGGTGCTAATAACATTAGACTTACTACAAGTCCAACTAATGAGAGAGATTTAGATCCAGGAGAAAGTGCAGTTGATGTAACTTTCTTCTCAAGTGGTATTCAGCAAAACTTAGAAGAGCAAGTCTTGTCAATTAGACAACCTCAAATTCAAAGTCAAGTGATTGTTGACAATCAACCTGTCACAAGACTCAATGAGAGAACTCTTGAAGGAGTTGAAGAGGTTGTTGATGAAAGAATAAGGACACGATGGTCAGATCCTCTTGCACAATCATTCCTGGTTCCTAAAGAAAATGGTGTAGATGGAATCTTCATTACTGGTGGAGAACTTTACTTTAAAACAAAGGATCCCGAAGTACCGATAACTGTTCAAGTTAGGACCATGAGAGATGGTGCTCCAACAGAAACTGTTATTCCTTTTGGTGAAGTTCAAATACTTCCAGAGGACGTGAACTTGTCTGATGATGGATCAGCAGCAACTAGATTTAAGTTCAAGACTCCAGTTTATCTTCAAGGAGGTTTTGAATACTGCTTCGCACTTCTTGCCACTACTGCAAAGTATTTGACATTTATTACTAGAATGGGAGAGGTAGATCTTCTGCTCAACTCTGTATACAATAGACAACCATATCTTGGTTCACTCTTCAAGTCACAGAATAGTACTACTTGGGATGCTTCACAACTTGAAGATCTTAAGTTCAAGTTATTCAAAGCAAAGTTTGTAACTAATACCCCATCTACAGTGATTTTCTACAATCACGAGTTACCAATGGGTGAACTTAGAAAAGCAAACCCAGTCACTGCTTATTCTAAGAGACAATTAGTTTCGATTGCAAGCACTACTAATTTGTCATTTGATCAAGGAACAACTATTACTCAATCATCAGGAGTATCTGGAAAGGTATTTGCAACTGGTGGACCAGTTGAAGACGGTACTTCAGGTCTTTCTCTGACTGGTGCAGGTATAGGATTGACTCCCACATCAGGTAATTTTACATATACAGGTATTGGATTTACATCACTTACAGGTTACGGAAGTTCAGTTACTGCATCTATTAATATCTCTGCTGGTGCAGTAAATACGATCACTGTTACTGATGGAGGAAATGGTTATCAAGTTGGCGATTTACTTCTTTCAAATAATATTGGCAACACTGGAAGTGGCGTGAGAGTAACTGTTGGTGTTGTAACAGAAACAAATCTGTTGGTTGTTGATGATGTTCAGGGTAACTTTATAGTAGGTGCTGCAACTACACATACAGATGGTGGTGGAACTGGTGCTACTCTGACCAATCCAACTGCTGTATCATCTGATCCAATTAGAGATGGTCATACTTTGTTAATCGATCATGTTAATCATGGAATGCACTCTTCTTCTAATGTAGTTAAACTGGAAAATATTGTTGGAGATAATGAACCAACTTCTCTTACAACAAAAATTGATGAAAATTCTTCAGTAATTATTGTAGAGGATGGATCTCAGTTCACAACATTCGAAGGAACCACAGTGAGCGGAATTAATACTGGATATGTGAAGATCAATAAAGAAATTTTCGGATATACATCCGTAAATGGAAATGAACTTCAGCAGATAACCAGAGCAGTTGATTCCAGTCTCAAGTCCAACCATGCATCAAAATCATTTGTCAATAAGTATGAATTCAATGGAGTATCTCTATTAAAAATTAATAAAGAGCATAATCTTGACAATAGAGAAAAAACATTCAATAGTTATCACATTCCATTGTCTGATACATCTAAATCTTTCAACTCTACAAAGGTTGGTGGAGGATCTAAGGTTCGTGCTTCTCAAAATGTTCCATTCGAATATATTAATCCAAAACTTAATGTAATTACACCTTCTGGAACTACACTTAGTGCTAGAATTAAAACTACTTCTGGAACCAGTTTAAGTGGAAATGAAGCATCTTTCCAAGACCAAGGGTATGAAAATGTTGCTTTGAATAAGTTGAATATTCTTGATAGTCAAAGAATAGTTGCATCTAAGACAAATGAATACAATCTCTTAGGTAACGATAAATCTTTTGCACTAGAGTTAACCATGTCAACTCTAAATGAAAATGTTTCTCCGATTGTGGACTTAGAAACTGCAAACATTATCTTAACAAGCAATCTCGTTAACGAGAAAGTTAATGACTATGTTACAGATAGAAGAGCAAGACTTTCCGGTTTTGATCCAAACTCTGGAATTTATGAAACCCAAAAGATCAATTTGGAGTTCCCATCCAACTCTATATTAGTTCAATTTGATGGACATAGAGATGCGGAAGCCGACTTTCGTGTATTCTACAAGTTGTTCAGAGAAGGAACTTCTGATGGTGATCAAGTATACATTCCATTCAATACAAATGGATCTTCAGACAAGCAGATAAATCCAAATGTTGGATATAATGAATTTAGTGAATATAAGTTCACCACTAACAATACACCACTATTCAATGGTTTTATGATTAAGGTTGTAATGACATCTACAAATCAAGCAAAGGCACCTAGATTTAAGAACTTTAGAGCAATTGCCCTGAGATCTTTCGAAAATGAATAATTACGTAAAAGTCGAGTCTGACCAGTCTTTGGTCAGAGATCTCGATTCCAATGCAATTGTCAATACTGATAAAGATGAATACCAAAAATTCTTAAATCTCTCCGAAAAGAGATATAAAGAAAAAATGGAATATGAAAATCTGAAAACAGATGTAAAGTCCTTAAAGGACGATTTGAATGAGATTAAGTCCCTACTGAAAAGTATTGTGGATAAATGAATTATAAATATGTAAAGATAGATCCTAACTGATAGTAATGGCAGCATATGTAAGCAATATTGTAATTGATGTTGGCGCTGACTTTGCTCAGACATTCAACCTTGAAACTATCTCAGATGCACCTTTAGATCTAACCGGATATTCGGGTTCATCTAAGATGAAAAAGCATCCTTCATCATTAACAACCGCTGCTAATTTTAATGTATCATTTCCAAACGCAACTTTGGGAGAAGTGAAAATAGCATTAGGATCGACCATTACCAACGGATTGAAACCTGGTAGATACGTTTACGACGTTCTACTAATAGACCCTTCTAACGTAAAAACAAGAGTAGTTGAAGGCAGTGCAATTGTCACTGCTGGAGTTACCACTGGTTAAAGCATATGGCAGACATTAAAGTCAGAGTTGGATCACAAAATGCAGTCAAAGTTCTATCTTCATTTGCTGGAGGTGGAGGCACATTAGGTGGTCTTTCAGATGTTGATATTTCTGGAGGAGTTCAGAATGGAATGGTCCTAGTTTATAATGCTTCAACAAGCAAATGGGAAGCAACATTAGAATTGACGCCGGGAGCAACCCAAAATTTGGACATCAATGGAGGAAATTTCTAAGCCATGGCAAGTATTATAAGAGTAAAAAGATCTACGGGTACAGGGGCTCCGGGGAGTTTAAACTTCGGTGAACTTGGACTTACAGTTGGAGTAGGTACTCACGGTAATAAAGGCGGAAGACTTTTTGCTGGTGATAACGCTCAGAACTCTCAAGTAGTCGGTGGTCGCTATTATACCGATTTACTTAGTATCGCACCTGGTTTGGTTGCGGGTCAAGATAATCCAACTACTGTAGACAACGGATTTGTTCCCATTTTGGATACCAGAAGTCCTGGTAATCCTGGTGGAGGTGGTAATATTACCAGATTACCAAGAGTTGATCAATGGAACGTAGATAATATAACAATCGATGGTAATACAATTACCACGAACAATACAGATGGTGATTTAAATCTTACCACCAATGGTAACGGTGAGATTGTTATCCCCGATGATACCAAACTGACATTTGGTACAAGTAAAGATGTTAGTCTTGAGTATGATGAAGATGGCACAAACACTCTTGTAGTCACTGGTCATGCATGGCAGTGGAATTCTCCTCAGACATTTGGTAACGTTGGTATTTCATCAAATACTATTTCTACCAAGTCTGGTTCTGGCAATCAACTGTTCATTGACCCATATCCTGATGGTTTAAGTAATGAAGGTACGGTTATCATCAAAGGTGACCTACAAGTTGATGGTACAACAACCACTGTTAACTCAAATGAGGTTACGGTTAATGATGCTATCTTTGGTATTGGTGACGTAACCAGTATCAAAACTGTCATGGCACCAGTTGTTTCTGGTGTTTCTACTGTTACTCTTGATTCAGTTGTTGGTATTAACACTGGTGACCAACTAGCAGTAACTGGTATTGATAATTCTGGTATTGCTACAGTTACCGCATATAATACTTCAACTAAGGTTGTAACATTCTCAGGTACAGCAGTTGGTGTTACTACTACTTCACAGGTAACAGTAACTCACGCATTTGATACCAATACAGACCGTGGTATTTCATTCCAATACAATCTAAGTAGCGGAACTGCTAATAACAAGATTGGTTTCTTTGGATACAACGATAGTGCCGGTGAAGGAAGTTCTGCTCCCGCAAGAGCATTCACATATATTCCTGACGCAACTATCGCTGGTAGCACCGTAACAGGAACCAGAGGTAACCTGGATATCAAGGGTATCTACTATCAGACTGGAGATTATAACACACACGGTGTTGTATTCTTTGATGCTAATGGATTACAAACTTCAACTAATAATCCAACAACAGCATCTGGCACTAGAACTTCAACTCAAGTTCTGACCGCTGTTACAGAAATTACAATTGCGTTACCATCAGCAGCGACGATTGCTGCAGGTGCTCAAGTGACTCAACAAAATAATAGTTCAGCGTATGGTGTTTGTAAAACTACAATCACTGGTGGAACAACTCTTACTCTGATCGGAGTACAGGGAACATTTGATACCACAAACGATCTGGTTGTAAATGGAACCAGTCTTTCGATTGATCCCGACAGTGTAACTACTGTATATACAAACAAACCAATGTGGACTGACACCCTGGATGGAGGAACTTTCTAGCCCTATGACTAATGATGTTGACGTGAATATTTTGATCAAGAATTATCATTCTAAAATTTCTTCATTAATGAATCAGAATATTCTTTTAGAATCCAAACTTGAATCTTTGACAAAAGATTATATGGAATTACAAGAAAAGGTAAACAAAGTACCACCAGATAAATATCAGGAAGCAGGTATCGAAGAATGAGTAAACCATCGACCAGACAAGAATTGATCGATTATTCTCTCAGGAGACTTGGATACCCTGTTCTGGAAATCAATGTCGATGACGATCAGATTGATGATCTGGTAGATGATGCTATTCAGCACTTTCAAGACTACCATTTCGACGGGATTCAAAGAGTATATTTAAAGCACAAGATTACTGCGGCAGAGAAAGAAATACTAAAAACCGGTATTACTACAACAACTGCAACGTCATCTGTAGGTGTCACTTCTGTTGACTGGACGGAAGGACAAAATTTCTTACAACTTCCGGATCATGTCTTGGGAGTTGAAAAAGTATTTAAGATGGACAATAGCACTATTTCTAGTGGATTGTTCAACATTAAGTATCAAATTTTTCTAAATGATCTTTATTATTATGGAGCACTTGATCTTTTAAATTATGCAATGACTAAGACATATTTGGAAGATTTGAGTAGAATTATTTCTCCGGATGTTCAAATAAGATTTAATAAAAAACAAAGTCGTTTATATCTTGATGTTGATTTTGCTAGCATGAGCGATGATCAATTCATTGTTCTTGATTGCTACAGGTTAGTTGATCCAGCGGATGCAAGCAAGGTTTATAATGATTGGTGGTTAAAAAAATATACTACAGCATTAATTAAAAGGCAGTGGGGTCAGAACTTAATTAAGTTCCAAGGTGTAATGCTTCCCGGAGGAGTATCACTCAATGGGAGACAAATATATGATGATGCAGTTAGAGAAATCGAAGAGTTAGATAGAGAACTCAGAGAAACCTATGAAACTCCACCACTTGATTTGATAGGTTGATGAATTATGCCATTAAATTCTTACTTTTTACAAGGTTCACAAAGTGAGCAAAGACTTGTCCAAGATTTAATTAACGAACAGTTAAAAATCTATGGACAAGATGTTGTTTACTTGCCAAGAAAGATAATCAATAAAAATACAATACTTAGAGAGATTACTGCTTCAGGATTTGATGATTCCTTTAGGATGGAAGCATATCTTTTGAATTATCAAGGATTCGAAGGACAAGGAGATATACTCTCAAAGTTTGGGGTGCAGAGCACAGACTCAATTACATTTATCATATCAAAAGAACGATATGAAGATTTTGTCAGTCCATTTTTGAACTCTCAAGATGATATTTTAGTGTCAACTAGACCTCAAGAAGGAGATTTGATTTACTTCCCTCTTGATAATACTATGTTTGAGATTAAGTATGTAGAGGCCAAAAAACCATTTTACCAATTGAATAAACTTTATGTTTATCAATTAAGTTGTGAGGTTATGGATCTTGCTGCTGATGATAATATTGACACCAGCATTCCTGAGGTTGATGAGTCTGTAATTGATTTTGCATACATTGTCAAACTGACTATGGCTAGTGCAGCGGCAGAAACTGCTACTGCTAATGTTCAAATTGCAGAAGATCTCAGTTCACTTACATCAGGTAATTCAGTATCTAAGATCGATCTGGTAAATGATGGAACTGGATATACGACTCCACCTTTGATTGGAATATCTACTGCACCAAGCACAGGAATTAACGCTACTGCTGTAGCAATTATGACCAGTAGAAGTGGTCAAGTTGGATCTTCAATTGATAAAATCTTAATTACAAATCCTGGTTTTGGATATACTGAAGTTCCTACAATTACCATCAGAAGTCAAAACGCTGTTGGAACTGGTGCTGCTGCAACAGCAATTATTAATGAAGGTTCTCTGGGTGCATTTAACCTTCTTGGAGGTGGAGATCAATATCCATCTGCGCCAAATGTTGCAATCACAACTGCACCAACAGGTGGTATAAATGCAACTGCGGAGACGCTAATCAATACCAGTGGAGAGGTAACAGCAATCAGATATACTAACGCTGGTGCTGGATACACATTGGCACCAAATGTTACTATAGACGCTCCTGTAACTGGGGTAGTAACTGCTAATTATGAACAGAAAGAATTGGTAAGAGGTGTTTCTACAGGAACCACTGCATATGTAGTTGGTTGGGACTCTGACGATCGTATACTTAAAGTATCTACAATTTCATCACCAGGATTTACTATTGGTGAGTTAGTGGTTGGTATTGGAACAACTATGGGTGGATCTGATGCTAGATTCAGAATCATCAAAACATCCGAACAAGATGAGTATGATACATATAGTGATAATACACCATTTGAGACACAAGCAGACTCGATCTTAGATTTCACAGAGTCTAATCCGTTTGGAGAATACTAATGTTAGGAACTTATTACTATCACGAAATTATTAGGAGAACCATTATTGCTTTTGGTACTCTTTTTAATACCATTGATATTAAACATAAAACTCAAGATGGTAAAAACTATTCTGAGATCAGAATTCCTGTTGCGTATGGACCAACAGAAAAGTTCTTAGCAAGATTAGAGCAGAAACCTGATCCCAGAAAAAGAGTTGCAATTACTCTCCCTAGAATTGCATTTGAATTATCATCAATTTCATATGATAATTCTAGAAAGGTTTCAACAATGCAAACCTTCAAGGCATTTACTAAAGACGGATCAAAATCTGCAAGAAAAGTCTTCATGCCTGTTCCATATAACTTGGGATTTAGGCTATCAATTATGTCTCAATATAATGAAGATGCTTTGCAAATTTTAGAACAAATTCTTCCTTATTTTCAACCATCATTCAATGTCACAGTTGATTTAGTTTCTTCGATTGGAGAAAAAAGAGATATACCCATGATCTTGGATAATATCACTTTTGATGATAATTATGATAGAGGGTATGAAGAAAAAAGAGTTATTATACACACCTTAGATTTTACTGCAAAGACATATCTCTTCGGACCTGTTGCAGATAGTAGTGAAGGACTCATCAAGAGAGTTCAAGTTGATTATAGCACTAGCACAAATAGAAAAGAATCAACAAGAGAACTCAGATATGTTGCTAAACCAAGAGCAATTAAAGATTATAATGATGATGCAACTACAGTCATAGTAGAAGATTTAGATACAACTGAAACCTTAATTACAGTTTCTAATGCATCAAGTTTGATTGTAGATTCTTACATTGAAATTGATAACGAATTAATGTTTATCAAGAAAATTGAAAATGAAGTATTGACAGTATTAAGAGCTCAAGATGGATCTGTAGCGGATACACACGTTAATGGAACTTCCGTAAATGTTGTAAATGCTGTAGATGATGCATTGATTGAAGTTGGAGATGATTTTGGATTTAGTGAGGAAAGATTTGATTTTAGTGACTTTAGAACATATAGTCCAAGTAAAGGTATTGACGTATGAATGAAAAATTTGACGAAATAAATCAATCTCTTGATATTGAAGTTCAAGCAGGAGAAATTGTAAAAGAGACGACTAAAAAGTTAAGAGAGATCAATAAGAAAGATGATCCAACAGCGGACTATGAGTATACTCGTGGCAATTTGTATTCTTTAATTGAAAAAGGTCAGGAAGCAATTAACGGTATTCTTGAGTTAGCACAAGAGGGTCAACAACCTAGATCGTATGAAGTTGTTGGTCAACTTATTAAGAGTGTTGGTGATGTATCAGATAAATTGATTGATTTGCAACAGAAGATGAAAGATCTAAATAAAGAAGATGAGAAATCTTCACCAACAACAGTCAATAATGCATTGTTTGTTGGTTCAACTGCAGAACTTCAAAAACTTCTCAAAGACGGATTCAAGCAAGAATAATGCCAGCAGTATCTAGAGCACAACAAAGGTTCATGGGTATGGTTCGAGCCGCCCAAAAAGGTGAAATGGAAAATCCATCACCGGAAGTTGCAGCGGCAGCTGCCTCTATGAAGAAGAAAGACGCAAAAGATTTTGCTTCAACTAAACATAAGGGTTTACCGGAAAAGAAAGAAGTGAAAGAAATGAAAGGATATGGGGAAGAAAGATTTTGTGAACTTTGTGGTAAAAAAGAATATCGTGAAGAATGTAGTTATGGTCCTAAAATGTGGGATATGTTCACTATAAAGAATTTTAGCAAATCCGTTGTTGTCCCAGCAAAGGCTACATACGAAGAAACTGATCATTCAAATTGGAGACAAGAATTTAAAGAAGAAGGTCTTCGTGATTGGTTTGGTAAATCAAAATCTAAAGATGGTAAAGGTGGATGGGTTAATGTAGTCACAGGTGGAACCTGTGCAAGCGATGAACCAGGTGAGGGAACACCTAAATGTGTTTCTTCTGCAAAGAGAGCAAGTATGAGTAAGAAAGAAAGATTATCTGCAGCAAGAAGAAAGAAAAAAGCAGATCCAAATCAACAATCTAAAAGTGGTGCAGCAAAACCAACATATGTTTCTACTGATAAAAAGAAACCAGTAAAAGAAGCGTATCTAAGAGTACAGGAAAGAGGAAGAACTTATACTATAGTTCTAAACTGGAGAGGAAAATCCATTACTACGCAAATGTTCTTCGCTAAGTTTTCACGACCAGCAAAAGAAGAAGTAGTTAAAGAAATTAGGAAGATTTATCCTAATGCTATCGTTCTTTACTATAATCCTGTTATGAGGGATCCGACTCTCCCCCTACTCTTTGCAGGAGAACCAAATGAATCCAGACGAAATTAGTCTATCAAATTTAAGTAAGAGTTTTGAATACACAAAACTCGCTAGAGAAATTGACACTTGCGACGATAAAGAACAATTGAAAAATATAGCAAAGTGCTATGCTAAATTATACTTAAGAATACAAGAAACTGTAGCATCAATGGGAAGCATGTAAATTATGGCTGATAATGTATACCTTGGAAATCCGAATCTGAAAAAAGCGAATACTCCAATTGAGTTTACTCAGGAGCAAATCGCTGAATTTATTAAGTGCAAGCAAGATCCGGTATACTTTGCACAAAACTATGTGAAAATTGTGTCACTGGACGAAGGTCTGGTTCCATTCAAACCATATGATTTCCAGGAAAAACTTATCAAAAATTTCCACGAAAACAGATTCAATATCTGTAAGATGCCACGCCAGACTGGTAAGTCTACAACTTGTGTATCATACCTTTTACATTATGCAGTATTCAATGACAGTGTAAACATAGGTATTCTGGCAAACAAAGCAGCGACTGCAAGAGAACTACTTGGTAGGTTACAGACTGCTTACGAAAACTTGCCAAAATGGATGCAACAGGGTATCATAGCATGGAATAAAGGATCACTAGAATTAGAAAATGGATCAAAGAT